TCCACTTACCACGACCAACTTTGTAGTCAGTCAGTTTGTTGGTAATAGTCTGGTAGTTGAAGTCATTCATCTGACAGTATGCCTTGATCTCAGCAGAAGTCACGGACTCGCCGTAGGATTCGCGGAGACATTCAATGATGCTTTCTTTGGACAGACCCATTTGTTTTGTTTAACTGAAGTTATTATAGACGAAAAAGGGGGCAGTTCGCCCCCCGAGTAGTCAGTCTCCAGACCGTCCATACCTTCCATATTTGTATCGCATAGCCTGGAGCAACCATGATTGCGAAAGGGACCTGGGACCATTCTCAAGGATATCCAATACCTTTGGATCCTTTTCTGATGCTTTTGCTATTTCTTTCCAGTTATCTCTGTATGCCGTCATGCTACCAAAGAAATAAATTCGCCTAGAACTTTCTTATTTAGTTTCTTAGTCTTAAGAGACTTAATAAAAGCAGACTTAATCTTTGCTTTTGTCGCACCATCATCAACAGAGAAGTCTGCATCTTGAGACAAAGAAGTGGCAGACATGGCAAAGTATGCATGATAACCAGAAGTCTTGATGGTGCAACTACGCTGCTTCTTCCACTCATTCTGAATCTTACGGAACTCATCAGAGTTTTGATCGTAATAGAGTTTCATGAAGTGATTTGCATCGCGACTTTCAAGAACACGGATTCCAACAAAGTTGACCGTAGGGAAGTTATCGCGAAGATTCTGGAGCATCAGGTCAGAGAAACCGTGCCAACCACAAGGAACCTGATAGGTATTACCAGTCTTACGATCCCGAAGGAAGGTGCAACCACCAACCATCTGACGCTTACCCATGTAAGGTTCATTCTCCCAGTGACGTTTCACCATGACGTGACGGGCAAGATGATTTGCTTCACCATCAGTCAGAACAATACACTGAACCTTCTGCAGTTTGTTCTCACGCTGGAACTTAGGAAGAATCTGGTGAAGACACACAAATGCTTCATTCAGAGGAGTACCAGACAAACTCATACGGGGAGGAATGCCATATCCAACCATGTATTGGTCAGAGAAGTAGTTAGCAACACGCCAGATATTAATCATCTGATGTTCCAGTTGCTTACCATTCACACGACTGGTAAGAATGTTCATCATTGCGAACTCATGACTAACTGAAAGTAGATTTTCTTTCGCTTCATATGCAAGAGAGAAGTCCATTGGTTTGACCACCTCATGAGTTTCATAATCAATCTTGGGACGATTCCACTCATTAGTAAAAGCATAGACCTCAAAGGGAATAGAAACTTTCTTACAGAACCAAATCAGATTATAGAGTTGCTTGACAGTATCCATCATGACACGACTCATAGATCCACTCCAGTCCAGTACAAAAATCAGACCATGATTCTTGCCGTCAGGGACCACAGAGACCTTCCTGAACAGGTCTTCATTGTACTTGTAGGTATGCAGTTTGGAAGTGTCCAGGACGCCTGTACGGGCGGTTGTAGCACGGGCATAGGAGTCTGCTGCCTTGCGACACTCAAACTCTTTTACCAAGTAGTTTACTTCTTTCTGAGCAGATCGTTTGAATTCAACAAACCGCTTGTCTGCGCGTTCGTAGATATCAACGGAAGGGACACTCTTTTGCTGAACAGAGAAGAAAGAATCAATGTCATCATGAATCTCAGAGTTGTCCGCAACAATTTTCTTCAGGTCAACTTGAGGAATTTCGACATATACATTCTCATATGCATTATCATCTCCTACAAGGTCCTGAAGATTTGATTGCAAAGAATCAGCAGTCTGAACTTCAGGGTCATCGGAAGAAACAGGGTTGTCCCAGTCTCCCTCTTCATTGGTCTGCTGAGGAATCTGTGGATCAGATTGCCCCTCACTATCTCCACCACCTTCTCCGTCACTTGGTTGAGATTGAGAAGTAGGAGTTTGAGATTGTCCACCTTCACCCACTTCAGGAGGGACAGGCATATCATTAACCTTCTCTTCCTCTTTCTCTTTCTTGCAGAACAGGTACAGTTCTTCCGCAACCTTCAATGCTTCATCGAAAGTTTCTACTTCTGCAATTTTCTGGATAAGAACCTTTTCTTCGGAGTCGAAAGAAATATCTACAAAATTACCAACCTTAAAGTATAGATTTGCACGATCAGCAAGATTAAAATCATCAACATCCCCATCATGAATAGAGAAGAAGTCTTCGTCATTTAGTTCTTGATACCCTTTAAAAAACGTTTTTGCAAGTCCCAGATACTTGCGTTTCATCAACTTCTCAATGCGTGCATCCTCAACCACATTGACGAACTGGGGAGGGATGGCAACTTTTTCTAACCAGTTTTCATCAGGAGTAAAGAGTGCGTGTCCAACCTCATGTCCCACCAGCAGATCATAGACGGTGTTGCTTGCCTTCTCCCACATAGGAAGGGTCAGGACACGGGTGTGAACGTTAAAGCAAGCAGTCTGCACTTTCTTGTGCTCCACAACCAAGTCTTCAGTAGCAAGCAGTTTAGCGAGTTGTGACTTGATTTCGTGTCGGACTGCCATCGGTGTTTCCTCTTGTATGCACCTATAATACTAAACCCCCACCTTTCGGTGGAGGCCCTTAGTGACAGTTTCCTATGTGTCTATGGTTGGTTTTGATCGCATTTAGATCTATGAAAGAATACTCCTACAAACTCGTTTGCATGTTGACTGATCATCATCGCACTCAATCAGACAGTTATAGTAATCGTTTATTAGATCAGATTCATCCATTGTTCGGTCTAATGTATGAGTCAATCGTTCAACGCTTTGTTTCCAACCCGCTAATTGATTATGTGAAATGAGATTGTGCATAATACCTCTAATAATACATTCGAGAAATAACAAAGAAACTTTCGTTACATAAGATTCTCTCTCAATTCTATACTATCTAGTCAGGAAACCCAAACATTTCTTGTTTTTAATGAAGTATGGTAATAATTAACACATCTTTAGGAAACTATACGCGAGAAACCCTTTATCTTGTCAAACCGTATTACATCTCCAAATTTGTCATGCAGTGATTCTTTATGGGAAATTACAAACACATTAGCATCTTGGATCACGAATCGAATAATCTTTAAAAACTCTTCCGTGCCCATACCATCTAGTGAACTATCAAACACCTCATCCATGATGAGTAGGTTCGTGTTGACAGAGTTCTTCATCCTTGCCACCTCTCTCCAGGTAAACAAGAGTGCTAGATCGATTCTCATCTTCTCTCCCTCGCTGAAAGAAGAGTAAGAAAAATCTTCGTGGATTGGGGACTGGACGGTTTCGCTAAATTCTTCATCAAGAGAGAAGTTAATGTAAAAGTCCATAAGTTGTAGATACTTATTGACTTGCTGATTTATCAGCGGTAGGTACTTCTTAATGATTTTAGTCTTTACTCCACCGTCTTTAAGCAAACTATACGAAAAATCGTAGTAGTTAATCGTGTCCTTACGTTGAGCGAGTTCGTCGTATGTAGTTTTTAAGTTTTCCTTGAAGGTGGTTAGTTTTTCATGCTCAGTATTTCTGTTTGCAAGATTGTCGGTAATTCTTTGAATTTCCGATTCCAGATCTCTGACTTGTCGTTGACATCCAGCGATCTTAATATTGTTTTGAGAAATGCCATGCGTTAGTGTAGTAATCTCCTTCGATAGAGTGGTAAATTGACGCTCTCGCTCCTCTTCCTTATTAATCGCCTGTTCCAGTTCAGTATAACCGGATTGCAACTCTTTTGCTTTATCTTGAGCGTCGGTAATTCTATTTATTCTGAAGGACTCCTCAATACCCTGTCCACAAGTAGGACAAACCGTATTCTGTGAGAAAAATTTATGTTCTTTCGTAATGCTTGATACTTTGTTGGAAATCTTACCTTTGAGGTTGCCAAGTTTACGAAGTTTTTCGGTAGCACCCGTATATTCTTCGAGTTTACCTTGGAGATCAACTAACTCTCTATTTTTTTCTTCATTATCTCCCATCCAATTATTTTCTTCTACAAGAAGTTTGCCAATCTTGGATTCTTTATCCTCAATATTTTTCTTTCCACGATTTTCCAACTCATCAATAAAGTTCTCTTGCATATTGACTTTATCAATCAGAGACTCTTTCTTAAGTTCTAATACTTTAACATCTTCCTTTACCAAACGAATCTTGTCTTTGATAACAGAATTCATACTAGAGAAGATGCGAATATCAAGAAGATCTTCAATCACCTCTCTACGATTACTGGGAGTAAGTTGCATAAACGGCACAAAAGTACTACTACCCAGAATTACAATCTGAGTGAAAGACTTATAGTTCATCTTCAGAACATTCTGCTCCAACCATTTTTGTTGGTCGTTAGCTGCTGCAGATTGATCTAGGAGATTATCATCTCTCCAGATTTTAAAAATAGCAGGTTTGATACCACGCTCAATTTTCCATTGAGTTCCACTAATAGAAAATTCTACTTCGACAACACAATCTTTTTCGTTTACCGAATTGACAAGTTGAGGTTTATTGATTTTACGGAATGCTTTTCCAAACAGAGAAAAGGTAAGAGCATCTAATACGGTGCTCTTACCTGCTCCATTCGTACCAATAATAAGATTAGTAGAATGCTTAAGGAAATCAATTTCAGTAAACTGGTTTCCGGTGCTCAGAAAATTTTTCCAGCGTACTTTCTCAAATAAAATCATGACTCACACTAGGAGGAATTACAACGTCGTTCGGAGTTATTACGGTATATCTGTAGTCATGCATTTCACAAGTCTTTAGCATGACCTCATCTTCGATTTCTATCACATGCATAGTAGGACTTCCATCCTCTTCTAACATCATGGCAAATCTCATTGCATCATCTTCTGCCTCAAAAAGATAAAGAATTTGTTCTCCATCTTCTGGATCTGCTACAGAATATGCACCTTCAGTTTCTCTACCATGAATCGTTAGAATATACATCTTAAATTAGTTCACATGCCTCTTGATAAGTCATTCTCATAATGTTTTGCAATTTTGGTTTATCTAGATTGATTTCTGCCTCTTGAATGTATCTATCAAGAATAGAAAGAGTGTCTTCTGACTCAAACACCTCAAACTCTTCTGGATCTTCCAGAACGAAGTTTTCTACAATTTTGAGATCGGCAACTCCGACTTGATAAAGTTTATCAATAAACTTCTCAAAGTCTTTAGTGTTTGTCTTTTGACGGACAATCACTTTAACAATCTTATTGGCATACTCACTAGCATCAAACAACTGATGTGGAGTATCCTCATAGTATACATTATAGAACAATCTGTAGGGATTGTCTACTGAAAAATGTTCAAGAGTTTCTGTATCAAAGATGGTGAATCCTCTCCGATCACCGACATCGTTCCAGAACATCTCATACGGATTTCCCAAGTAATAGATCCGTCCATCATCCGATCTAGTGTGGTAGTGACCGCTGAAGACCTTGGTGAACTCTGAATATAACTCGCTCGGATGACCATGATCCATGACGCACCCTCTATGAGCTCTAAATCCGTTGAGCTCAAGGTGCCCCATCGCGATCTTGCAAACTGAACTTTTAATAAGTTTGAAAGTGCTTTCCTCATTTTCTTTGTTGATCCATGGAATAAACAATACATTAAGTTTATCTATGCTAACTTCCTTTGCTTCAGAATAGACTGTCACATTGTCGTATTCACGAAGAAGCAAATCAACAGCATTTACTTCGTTGGTGTTCTTGTAATATGCTGTATGATTACCGACAATCGTATGAACGTGGATTCCCATGCTCTTCAGGCGATCATAGTAATTGTCTTTTGCCCATGCTAAGGAAGAAAAATCAATACCTTTGCGACTGTCAAACGTATCTCCCATATCAATAACGGTAGTAATACCATGTTCTTCCAGATATGGGAAGAAGATATCATTATAAAACTTCAGAAAATAGTCATGGAACAACTTGGAGTTCTTCCTACAACCAAAGTGCTGATCGGTGATGATTGCAATCTTCATTAACTACGGAGCTTGGAATGCACGTTATCTTTGATCTGATTGTAGTCGCTATAGTTCGATCCGTCAAGGGTGTTGTTGTCGTCAAACACCTCACTGTAACCAGACCGTTCGATAATCTTGTTCTTAATTTCTAGTTGACGCTTCTCTCTTTGGATCCTGCGGAGAAACGCATAATGAATGATCTGCGTAAAGTAAGCAAAAGGATTTTGGGATTTCTCAGGATTAAAATTATGAATGTACTGAACGCAATTTTCGATTCCATCCGAAATCATGTCCTCCTTAAACATGTAGTTCACAAAGTTCGGCTTGAAGGACAAGTGATTTGCGATCTTCAAGAAACACTCCCCAATATAGCGTGGAATGGGAGGTTTGGGAAGACCCTTTGCTGCTGCAATCTCTTTGTCTTCACGATACTTGATAAGGGCTGCCAAAAACTCTTTGTTATTTACATAGTGTTCTGACCTCTTTCTCTTTGCCATAGGTCTTATCATAAGTTTATCTCATAATATGTATGAATTATATCATGTTAAAGATCTAATGACAAGGTGGTAGTTGACAAGGTATGAAATGTTCTGTAGAATAACTCTGTCAGGGTTGATAAGGAAGTTATAGCTTATAGTTCTTCAGAACTCATTTTGAATATTTTTTCTAAAAGTTCTTTAGTATCATTGACTGTACCAAGATATCCCATCTTACGATTTAGACTGGATTGGTTCTGACTTTCTTTATCAGAAGACCTTAAGTAGTCTTGATACATCATAATCATCTCAATATCGGATGACTCAGATAATGTGAGTATATCATTTAGATTGATAATAAACATATCATCAGTGGTTGTTTTTAACCATGGTTCAATCTTGTAACCGACTATTCCAGATCTACCCTTAAGTTCTTTAACTATTATAGGATGAGATACTATTAACATAGTTCTACCTTCTTCTTCAGAGGCAGCTACTTTAGCGAATATCTCTTCACCGGATTTAAATTTTACTGTTGCGTAAAAGTCGTCTTCTATCATGTTTTTAACTGAATAGAGATTATGTCATAATTAAATTTTTCTTCGTTATAGATTTTAATTCTTTCTATGAAGTGATTTAATGTATAATTTCTTCTGGACTTTGTTGAGCAGTCATCTGAAATATCATATAATGTTGCTTTCACTTTGTCTTTTCCCTTTCTAAGAACTCGTCCAATACTCTGAAGATTGCGGACTCTTGATTTACTTGGAGAGGCAAAGATAACATTATGGAGTTTTTTAATATTGATACCTGTACTAAAAGTTCCATAAGAGGCGACGATAATAGCGTTGTTTTCTCGCTCTGTTATCTCTCTTACTAATTCTCGTTCTTCAGCATCAACACCACCGTGTACAAAAAATACCTTACGGTCATCACCCTTGTTGTTATTTATCTTTTCGTAGAGTACTGCTCCATGTGCTTCGACTCTCTGGAAAAGAACAAGTGTATTCCCTTTAAGATCAAGCGTTAGATTCTTAATGAAATTATTACGTTGTTCGTGCCCTATTAAATACTGTATCTCATCCTCATAAGTATCAAATGTTTGTGGAGGATGTTTGAGTACAAGACACTGAATATCAAGTTGGGACAAGTGTCCCTGTTTCATTAATTCATCTGTTCTTGTCACTTTATATGACGGACCAAAGAGACCCTCTAAGACCCACTTGTGCGTCTGTGTGCCGTCTAAGGTTCCAGTAAACCCAAATCTATACTTAGCATGATGAAGTTTAGTCATAATCTGAATCAAAGATTTAGACTTGAATAAATGTGCTTCATCACCTATAATACAACCATAGTTTTCAAAGAAAGACCGTTCTAGTTTATATACAGACTGCCAGGTTGTAATTGTCACTGGAGCATCATTACTTTTTTCTCTACCAGAATAGATACGGTGACAATATGACTCAGCGTCCCAACCATAATCAAGAAAATCCTTGTACATCTGCTCTACAAGAGATGTCGTGGGAACAACTAAAAGAATTTTTTCTCCTCGGTCAACGTAGTATCTTACGAGAGAGTAAATCATCAAAGATTTGCCAGAAGCAGTGGGGCTTATCAATAGCTTTCTATTGTGCTTTAGAGCGCCGTATACTCCCTCAATTTGATATTTCCTGGGAGTATGAGCACAAATAGAATTCATATAATCTTTGACACCTTCCATTGAGATGCCATCATTCTCCTCATAAGGAGTACCATAAAATTTATTATCTTCAAACTTATAACTGTATCCGTATTGCTCACAGAAATTGACGATCTTATCTAACAGACCGACGTAGATTTGTTTGGAACGCATATCAAAGAGATGTATCTCTCCGTTCCAGTTTCTACCACGATACTGTGGCATAAATTTTGCATTAGGAACCTCAAACTTAAAGTGATCTCTAAGTTCATACTCAATATGAGGTTCAGTATTAATCTTTAAAAATACTTCGTTGGATTTTGATATAACAAGATTTACACTAGTGTCAATCACGTAGATCCATTCATCTACAAATATTTATTACAGATTGTCAAACTTATATTCCAATATCATTCTATACAAAGAATCTCTCAAATACCAAAGATGCTCTTGTTCTTGTGGGTGTCTAGATGGGGAACCCTCCCAGGTTTCAATCCTTTTCAATACACAATAATGTAGAAGATGTATATCTTCTATACTTAACTTGACTTCATAGTCATAGTCAAATTCATTTTCATCATTATCGAAAAAGTTTTCGTCTATCATCCTAAACCTGCGTTAAACCTCATAAACTCGATTGCGTTTTTGATCTGGTAGGTTCTGTTAGTTATCTGTTTAAGTATACTCTCAATATAGACTAACATTGTATCGTAATAGTCTATTTTCAAACACACTGTAGACAATTTTTCGTCAGCGTCAAGGTACTTCTGCATTGTGTCCTTGTCGCGGATTTTTTTAGGAAAAGGATTCTCTATGTATACATCAGGGTCTGCTTTGCCACTAAAGTATTCATAACGTTCGTGGCGAATATTTTTTCTCTGCTGTTCTGCTTTCTTTCTCATCAGAAAGATAGTGTTGTACATTTCAAAGTACTTCGCATGGAGAGTGGGGATTCCTAAAGATTCCTCATGCAGATTATCTCTATCCATTTTAGAATCTTTTTCCCACATCTCTTGAAGTTTGTCAAGATCGATCATATAGGATTATTGTTTATATCAGTGACAGTGTAGATAGTATACTTGAAACTTACATCTGCTGTAAAGTATTCTTGATCCGTTTGTGTTGCATCAAAAGTCATTGTAGACAGACTATACGGAAAAAGGTCTCTAAAGAAAATTTGAAACTTGGGGATTAGATTACTTGACAGAATACTAAGAGTTCCATCAGAGTAGATATTATCCTGATCCTGTGCGTATCTTCCAAATATTTCTGCTTGTGATTCTAATTTCTCAAACTCATCTAGACTTTCTGGAAATCCCAATCCACGAATCCACTTCTGGATTTCCATGTAGTTTCCGAGATCTTCATCAACCAAGAATCTAAGATTTAAATCACCAAACTCAATTTTATCTCCTGGAACAGGAATATTCTTCAGATATGTTGATTGCTCCGCAACACCAAGTGTCATATCAGGTATGTTTGCCTGATTACAAAAGAATGCTGCTTGAGGACATCTACGCAGGGAAAATCTAAACCCGTTAGGGCTTAAGAAATTTCTGTTCTCAATCTGGCGAGAAGTTTTTATAGGATCATACTTTTGTGTTGCCATTGGTTATCACTCGTCTACAACAGTAGCATTTGAAAATCCACCATTTGTTCCATCTTCATTTGCCAAAAGTGCAGTGGGATCATCACTATAAACTTTTCTATCAGCATAGACTTCCGTCCATTTTCTACCGCCAACATGATAAACAGTTGTTCCTGCCTTCAAGGAACTAGGTCTTTTAATGTGATATGCCATTTCTTAGGAAGACAATATTGACTATTTATCGGCATAAAAAAAGGACCCCGAAGGGTCCTTGATTAACTCTTGTGAGTACGGATCACATGAGGTTCTTAACGGTGACTCTTCTGTAGTAGCGGTTGCTGTTAACAGTGAGTGCGCCTGCGCCGACATTGGTGCCTTCAGCGAATGGGTTAGCGACCATGCCGTAGCGGGTCTTAAAGCCAATCTTGGGCTGGAAGGTGTTCTCTCCAACGGCACGAACCATCTGGAGGGGAACATATGGGCAGTAGAACAGACCTGCGTCATAAGGGGAAGTACCCTTATAACCTACGACGTAGTACTGGTTAGCAGCACTGTTTGCAGCATAAGGATCGATGTATACACGATACTTACCTTGCAGAACACCAGCGAAGGTGTTACCGGTGTCGTCAACGTTCAGGTTAGCGTTGAGTGCGGGGGTGTAGTCGAGTACACCAGCCATGGTCAGAGCGGAAGCAACGTCTGCGGAGCAGAGGATAATGTTGCCCTTTCCTCTACGAGTGCGCTGTGCGATTGCGTTAGCGTCTCTCTCGATTTGGAACAGAAGACCCTTAAACTTCTCAACAGACCAACGTCCGTTGGAGTCGATGTCGAGGTCAAACTCGCCGCCGGTAGCAACGTTGGTTTGAGCGCCAGACTCAGCAGTCTTATAGATGGTTCTGATGACTTCACGGTTGATCTCAGCCAAGATCTCAGTAGAGAGGATGTTGGCGAGTTCCGCTT